AAACATATCAGCAAATACCAACCTGTGGTTATGCTTGCAAACTATAAAGGAAAAGCATTTCTTGTACAGTGCAGCGTTAAGGCAGACCACGCTTGTTGGAACATCGTCGGAGATTTATTCGATGCAACATTTCTATCTCGTAAGGATTTAGAAGATTTTATCATCAGCAACAATCTTCACGAGTGGACGGAAGAAGATGACAGGATATACAATAAAAAGCTTTCTAACTTCTGTCAGAACAAGTGTCGCATTGAACTTTAACCCCTAGGGGCAGTGCAAATCTCCACGCTTTCTTTTACCGTGGAACGGCGTGGGGTCTTGCGTACAAACAAGGCGAAATCAAAGGGGTAATTAAACCTAAATCAAACACAACAATTTTTTATGAGAAAACGGAGGAACAAACACATGAATATTGATAAGAAGGTTGCACATTATTTACGAAATACATGGATCGATTTTCAGACATTTTACATTCTGGACATCATCCCTCAAAACAAAGATGACGCTGTTGTTATTCTTTGCCCGCTATATCCAGCTGAAGACAAAGTGTTCTTTGTCTGGTATCAGGGTAAACAATATCCTTATCAGTCATTTGATCATATGATGGATGCGCTTATAGAGTGCAGACATATCTCACCCGGAGAAGCTGATTCTCTTAAGAAAAAATATATTAACACCAATGCAAAGGAGATTTAAGATTATGAATTACGACACTTTTACAATTGAATCCGAATCCTACAGAAAAGCATTCTGGAACACGATGATGAAAGGAAAAGGTGTTCCGTATAGCACTATGGAAAAAGGAAACGCCGGAAGTGATATGTTCGTTATTCCATACGACAGTAATCGTATGTTTATAGATGCATTAAAGAAAGAATGTATCTTCAGAAATATCGGTACAAGCATTACCACTATTGACTCTGATTTGGATATTTGGCTTTCCGATAGTGATGAACCTGCCGAATGGGTAGTAAGCAACACCGACCGTTTTATCAAAGATGTAGCATCATCTTTCACTAAGAAAAAAGTGAAATGCCACAAACTTGCCATCATCGACAGAATGGATATGGATTTTATGCAGGATATGAAATTCGACATGGAAGACTTCCTTGTAAACCGCTTTGCTAAAAGATTCGGTAAAGTTGAGGAAGATGCATTTGTAAATGGTACTGGCGTAGATATGCCTACAGGATTTTTGCACGATACCGAGGGTGCTGAGGTCGGCGTAACAGCAGATATACTTACCTTTGATGATGTTATTGCACTTTACTTCTCGGCAAAACCGGAATATCGCACTAAGGGTGTATGGTTAATGAACGATGAAACTGCACAGAAGTTACGCACTCTTAAGGATAAGGAAGGTAACTACATTTGGAATCACAGCAATGACACTATCATGAGCAGACCTGTGTACATCTGCAATGCAATGCCAAGCACAGATAAGATTATCGCATTCGGTGACTTCAGCTATTACTGGATCATCAACCGTATGCCAATCAGCGTACGTGCTTTGACAGAATTATTTACGATGCATCATCAAGTAGGCTATCTTGCACATGAGTATCTTGATGCAAAACTAATACGTTCTGAAGCTGTCAAGGTGCTTCATCTTAAATAAGAACAAACGAAACGAGGTGGATTCAGTGGAAAGTAAATCCGGTGTAACTGAACTTCAGATTGGAAATACCTTATTCATCGTTGAGTACGAAACAAGTGCTACGGCTGCCGAAACAGCCTACGATAAGGTAAAAAGGCTTATTACAAGCCATGCAAACGACTATGAAAAGTTATCAGAAATAACACAATTATCAGCGTAATATAACTCGACTAATGCCGAATAGTACGGTAATATGACAATACCCTATATAGGGTGTTCCGCTTGAAGGCTGTCGGAAAGGAGTAGAAAATGAACAATTTAAACAGACAGCCTTATGATGCAGCCCCTGAAAAGATAACTGCACTTTATTGCAGATTATCTCGTGATGATGAACTTCAGGGTGACAGCAACAGTATAAAGAACCAAAAAACAATATTAAAAAAATACGCTGATGATAACGGATTTACTAACACTGAATTTTTTGTCGATGACGGAGTAAGTGGCACAACCTTTGACAGACCGAGTTTTCAAAGAATGATAGCAGAAATGGACGCAGGTCATATTGCAACGATTATTGTAAAAGATATGAGCAGACTCGGTAGAGATTATCTCAAGGTAGGTTATTACACGGAGATTGCTTTTCCGGAAGCTGAAGTCAGATTTATTGCCATCAACAATGGAGTTGACAGTGCCAATCAGCAAGAAAGTGATTTTACACCATTTCTTAATATTATTAATGAATGGTACGCCAAGGACACGAGCAAGAAAATCAAAGCTGTGTTTAAGTCCAAGGGCGAATCTGGAAAGCAATTGTGTACAAATCCACCTTATGGATATATGAAAGACCCTAAGGATAAGAATCATTGGATTGTGGATGAGCCTGCCGCAGAGATCGTAAAAAGGATATTTCAATTATGTATTGAGGGATATGGTCCAAGTCAGATTGCTAAAAAACTCGAAAACGATAAGGTGCTTACACCTTCTTCCTATTTCAAAGAAATCGGATTGTATCCGTCAGCACCTACCACCGAAGAACCTTATGCATGGGTGCCTAGGACGGTAGCAGATATTCTTGACAGGCAGGAATACCTTGGTCATACGATCAATTTCAAAACAAGGAAAAAATCCTATAAGCTAAAGAAAACAATCAAGAATGATCCATCAGAGTGGCAAATTTTCAAAAATACACATGAAGCTATTATTGATGAAGACACATTTCAGACGGTAAAGCGAATTCGTGACGGAAGACGTAGACCTACACCTCTCGGAGAAATGCCAGTATTGTCCGGCATGGTATTCTGTGCAGACTGTGGTTCAAAGTTATATCAAGTCAGAGGCAAAGGCTGGAGTCATGACAAGGAATATATGGTCTGTGCCAACTATCGCAAACGAGGCAAAGACACCTGCACTTCCCATCAAATACGCAATGTGGATATTGAAAATGTTCTACTTTACATGATTCAGCAGGTAACAGCGTTTGCTAGAGAGCATGAAAAGGAGTTTGTTGAGATGGTTACAAAGTCAAATGTTAAAGCGGTTGAACG